CAGGCCCCGGAATCAGCCTTGCCCCTTTTTAGCTCTCACTAGCCTTCAAAACTATACAATGATTAAATTCATATTTGCAATACTAATGACTACAGCTATAGTAGCTACTTGCTACAACCTACCTTTAGAAACCTTAACCTCGGTTACATTGAGATTACCAGATAACGTGCTGGAATTTACAACAATCAACATCCAACCAGGTGAGGCCCTAAAGAGACTTGCTTTTTACATTACTGGAGATATTATCACTCCATATTGTAAAACCCGTAAGATATATCGCTCAGTTATATCTTACTTTCTATACCCTACCCTTGAGGAAAATCTATATCTTTTTCCACAAGAACCAATCATTTGGCAGAGAACTCTCAGAGAAGATCTATTCAATATATACACAATATATCTTCAAAGCCGAATGAGGAACCATAATTCCCTTATGGTCAAAATTTTCGAAATGTTCCACTCCCCTATCACTTATGATTATTGTCCAGATGACCCCAAAATAATTATAGAGATTAAACCAACATTTTTCGAAAAACTGAGCAAAGCAACACTCTCAACCCTTCAATCTATCAAAGACTATATTGTTGCTTTTTCAAAACTCTTCTTCTTCCAACTAGACAGAACCTGGAATTACTCAGAGCTCTTATCTTACCAACTAACATATATCTTGGTCGTAATATGCTTTGTTGTGTATCTGAAATATAAACACAAATATTTTGACTCACAATATTACAAATCACTTTTAGCATATTATTTTAACTCCATAGATATCCCACCATCCACAGTAAGAAATCTCTTTTCTTCCGCCCCTTACAACTTCAAACCTGTCTCAGGCAACCACTCACACCCATTATGTGCTGCTACCAGAAATTCAGCGTCAGCATTTTGCAAAACAGTTGCAAATTTAGCTGGCTACGATCCTTATTATATCCAAATGTCAAACTCTGACCAACGGAAAGGACTAGCTGGATTTCGCACGTACTTTTGGGCCAAAGATTTTGAAAAAACACCAATACAACACAACATCAACAACACACAAATACCCATCTTTATAGATGTCGACTACTACTATGATATGCCCGAATACCTAGCTTACAACTCCAATCCAGTACTCATCTCCACTTTTAGCCCTACTAAAACTGGCGACAGTAAACCAGAATATGAATTCTCATTTGATAAAAATTCTAATCTGAATTACATCGTCAGTGGAGGTGCCACATACTCCCATAAGCTATGGAATTATCATGTAGACACTGTAACAGCCTCAGCAACATTTTTAGGCATACCCTATGCCACAACAAGTTACATAGTTGACCGCAGAACAATTGCAGAACATAGAGATGTTATTCTATTGACACCCAACTCACATTGGGGCCTAAGTTCAATTCTCCTAAATTGGTTATTCCCAAACGAATCCATGCCTACTTTGAAACGGTATGATTTACTACGAGGAACACACCTGAGAATGAAAACTGTCACCCCAAAAGGCTCCTATGTGTCAACATCAGCTCCAAATCAGCCCCATTGCGCACACATACTAGTGCAAGAAGATTGCGATGTTTTAAACCTGGCCAACAGTACCAAGGTCGGTTTAAACCGCGCTTCCATACAATCAAGACTCCGTGACTCCTACCCAGATGAACAAGCTACGACTTCAACTCAGGCCTCACAAATTTTGTATGACTATTATGTCCGAAACAATGACAACCTCACAACAATGGAACTACTAACCAATAGACTAACACGACTAACATCTGCCTTTTCTTTTATTCCTCAACCAATGACAACCACTACTTATGATCAAAATCCAAAGGAATACTTTCGCTATCAATATGGAAAGATAGAGGAAAACGCCAAACCCAGCCTTTATGCATATATGAAACCCCTCTATGCAGGTGCGTATGCACCAGACAAAACTAAAGGAAATGAGGAACAGGCCGTTAAGAAACGAATCACTGATATTGCCAAGAAGAATACAGCTGATCCATTTGTCCTACGTATTATCGAGGAGTTCATTGAACTATTAGTCCCGACACCCGGACTATTAAAGCCCCACGATATTGAAGAAGTCGAGAGAAGACAACCCAAACCCCAACAACAAGTTCACCTTAGGAACGCAGAAAACGCCGCATTCTACAAACCATATATCTCAACATTCCTAAAAGCCGAAGCTTATCCAAAACCATCAGATCCTAGACTCGTATCAACTTTACCAGCTAAATTAAAAGTTGAATACTCTAGATACACATATGCTATATCTGATTGGTTAAAAGGAGTTAAGTGCTACGCTTTTGGCCGACACCCAAATGAAATTGACGAACACATTGCAAGAACATGCATTAAATTCGGATCAATTTCTCCCACTGATTTTTCAAGATATGATGGAACTATTTCTCCTGCTGCAAGAACCTTTGAAACAATGTTAATACACAGATTGTTTCCAGCTTCATGCCATAAAGAAATAGAGAAATTGCACAACAACCAATTCAATTTATTGGCTTACTGCCCCTACGGCACAACATATCACCAAGGAACTGCTAGAGCAAGCGGCAGCCCTGAAACATCCATATTCAACTCATTGTGGAACATGTTCTCAGCTTATCTCGGACACAGGAAAACACGAGATGGCACAGGATTTAGATCTAGTGCCAAAGCTTGGGAATACACAAATGATGGATTATATGGAGGTGATGATGGACTCACGCCTATGCTTGACAAGGAAGCATATGAAGGCGCATGCCACATGATAGGTCTTAACGTAAAATTAACCACTTTCACGAAACCCGAAATGGGAGTTAATTTTCTAGGAAGGATCTACGGTCCCGACATATGGCATGGAGACACATCAAATTGTGCTGACTTTAAGAAACAACTATTCAAATTACATGTAACACATATTCGC